GCGCGACTGATCCGGCCCGTGCGCTTTATTTCAAGGTCACTTCTGGTGCGACCCTCACGGCTACTAGGACACTTACCATCGGGCCAAACACTGTCTCTCGTGTCATGTACATCGAGAACGCTACTACGGGTAGTCAGTCAATAAACATTTCACAAGGCTCTGGTGCTAACGTCACCATAGCATCCGGTGCGACCAAAGTTGTTTACCTTGATGGTGCGGGTTCAGGTGCAGCAGTTGTAGATGCCAACGCTAATGTACCGGGCGGAGACATAACGCTATCACAAGTTACTGATGTTACTTCTACGGCAGCGGAAGTTAATTTGTTAGACGGATCAGTTGCTGACACTGTTGTTAATTCAAAGGCGGTTATCTACGGATCGGCAGGGCAGGTAACGGCTAATGAGCTTGATGTAGATAACATTCAGATAGACGCAAACGCGGTTAAATCTACAAACACCAATGGCAACATCCAGCTTTTTCCAAACGGAACAGGCTTTACCGAGCTTTACGGTAACACAAATGCAGGCACTATTCGTTTTAACTGCGAATCCAATAGCCACGGGGTAACAGTGCAAGGGCCAGCACATAGCGCCGCTGCAACTTATACTGTAAAACTTCCAGACACTCTTGGTCTTACACAGGCATCGGGGATCGTTACATCAGATGCTAACGGTGTAGTGACCTTTGATAACGGCAAGATCGAAGAATCTACCGCAATCACTTCAAGCTCTAACGCAGCAACAATTAATCTTAGAGATGGTGACAACTTCACCCATACCTTGAGTGAGAACGTGACCTACACGTTCAGCAACCCTGCCGCATCAGGCAAGGTCAGCGCGTTTAGTTTGAAGGTTACTCAAGACTCCTCTGCCAGAACCATTACGTGGCCCAGTAGTGTCGATTGGGCGGCAGCCACTGCGCCTACATTAACCACTACGTCCGGTGGTGTTGATGTATTTGTGTTTGTGACTTATGACGGCGGAACCACTTACTACGGATTTACTGCTGGTCAAGCAATGGGCTAATTATGAGTTCTTCAAATAAATTATTTCAAGCTGCCTCTGGTGTTGGCGGTGCCGGTGAGTTTATAGACGATTTGTTCGCTACAACTCTTTATGACGGTAACCAGACTGCAAACACTATTACGACAGGTATTGATCTTGACACTGAGGGCGGTCTACTTTGGATTAAAGTAAGAACAACCAGTGGCAATCACATCATGCTAGATACAGCGCGAGGTTCTAATTATTACCTAAGCTCAAACACGACAACTGGGTCTACTAACGGCTCCTTTTCTCAGACATTTACCACAACAGGTTTTACGCTTAACACTTCTAGCGCACTAGTTAATGATGGCAACCAACGCTACGTTGCTTGGAATTTTCGTAAAGCACCGGGTTTTTTCGATGTAGTCACTTATACGGGTGATGGAAATGCCGGTAAAACTATAAATCATAATCTTGGCAGCGTGCCGGGTATGATATTTGTAAAACAAACAAATTTTTCAAGGGATTGGGGAGTGTGGCACACGTCCACTGGGGCCACCAAATATTTCAATTTAAATAAAAGTAATACAGCAGCGACAGCGACTGAATATTGGAATGACACAGAACCGACAGCAACACAGTTTACAGTTGGTACAAGCAATAGAGTAAACGGTTCTGGAAGTAGTTACATAGCTTACATATTTGGTAACAACGACCAAATATTTGGTGATAATGGCGATGAAGCAGTAGTTAAGTGCGGAAAATATACAGGCACTGGGTCGGCGGCGTTTATAGATTTAGGGTTTGAACCGCAATGGGTAATGGTAAAACAAGCAACTGTTAGTGCTGAAAGTTGGTATTGCGCTGACATTATGCGAATCATGGACAACCCCTATGACAATGGGTCAAGGACAAAGTTTGAGCAAGACGCTGCCGATCACCGTTCCACTATGGTAGCACTACCAACAGCCACCGGGTTTTTTACAGGGTCGCAAGTCAGAGATAGTGGCTCAGAGTACATCTACATGGCTATACGCCGTCCCATGAAAACCCCAGAAAGTGCCAGTACGCACTTTGATATAACACAGGCACAAAGCACTTCCGACGGGGCGCCTCCTTGGTTCCCCTCGACGTTTCCAGTTGACTTGGTAATCTGGAAAACTCTGGATGCTACTAACACTCCACAACTAAATTATAGGATTGGAAATCAACAAACATTAGTGCCTATGAACACTACTGTTCAGAGTGCTAATTCTGGCGCAGATATGGATTACCAGAATGGTTGGTATGACAACGATGGCGCGGATAGTGATCGTTTTTCTTATAATTTTAGACGTGGCTCTGGTTTTTTTGATGTCATGGTCTATGACGGTGATGGCACTAGCTCTAGGTCTTTACCTCATAACCTAACAGTAGCGCCTGAAGTTATAATCCACAAATGCCGCAGTGCTGCCACTGAGTGGGAACTCCACTTTAATATCGCCGGTTACAATTATAAAAGGGCTTATTTCAATACAAATGCCGCTGCTAGTAGTGCAACATTTCCGTATGGGGGTTATGCCGCTGCGCCCACCGCAGATAATATTTTTGTATCGGACGCCGGAGGTAATCAAATTAACGGTAGCAGCCAACAATATTTAGTGCAGTTGTTCGCTTCACTGGATGGCATAAGTAAGGTTGGTATTTACGTTGGAACAGGTAGTAGTTTGAATGTGGACTGTGGTTTTAGTTCAGGCGCTAAGTTTGTGTTAATTAAACGTCTGGACGACACAGGCGATTGGTATGTTTTTGATACAGACCAAGGGCTTTCTTCAAGTTATTGGTTACTTAATAGCAGCGCTGCCAAAGTTACAGCAAATTATCTTTCTACTTTGTCTAGTGGTTTTACTGTAAATAACGTGGCTGATGTCAATACAAGTAGTGGCGAATATTTCTTTATAGCAATAGCGTAGAGGTAGTTATGGAATACAGAGTGCGTTCAAGCGGCGAACTGATTTCTCAAGGTGAGGCGCGAAAAAGAAACCCAAATGTATCTTTACCCAAAGTGTGGAACGACAATGTTTATGACACTTTAGGTATTGATCCCGTG